CTTACAGTTTTTTGAGTACCGAGGTAGGTTAGCATTTGACTGCTAAATCTACCTACTGTAGTTATTTGATTAGCCGCCACCTGGATTGCCTCCTATTCTATTGACATCACGATACATTGTGCTATCTGGCTTTGCTGTTGAATTGAACGGGCGGGTAGTGACCGGTGGATTTGGTCTCGCTGCGTATGGCCGAGGGCTTATCTGAGCCATTCCATCTAATACACTAGCACTAACGCGTCGAGTAACTTTATCAGACATAAATGCGCCGGTCGTATTTCCTATACTATTTTGCACATTTTTACCAATGCGCTGAAGTATGGGATTATCAGATTCTAATAAAGGATTGTTAGACTCAATAAACTCCATTAGCCTGGCGTTGAATGCTAATGCTGGTAAATCAAGGAATTCTCCGTGCTCAAAAAATTCTTTACTGGAATCATTATTGGTTTCATTTCCACCTAATCTCAAATTCTGTATAGTGTAATAGGCATACTCATATTCAAAAGTAAAAGTTAGTTCTAGTGTCTTAGTTCCTTCGGCATAATTTAGCGTATCGTGTGTAAACTGACTGATTCTTGGATTTACCAACGTAACTCTATTGAATCTTCCGCCGTGCACTTGATATATGTCAATTTCTTGTATAAGGTATTTTATATTTTGAACTGTAGGTAAATTATAGCCAAACCAGTGATTATCTAAAGTATTGGTATAAATGTCGTTTAGTTTACTTTTATCACCATTTTTGTTTTTAGATGTAGGTACCGGTGGTGTACCTCGATTGAAAATATTTCTAACACTTTCTGGTAAATTAGAAATAGCCGGGTTTATTCTTAGACTTTCTAAAGAATAAGATTTTTTTCCTGTGTTTGGATCTTTTGGGTCATTCATACCTGGCTCTGTGCCGTCGCCAAAGTAGTATCTATAGTACATTTCCCAAAACTTTAGAGTCTTTCCATCGGCAACATCGTGAAATACCACTTTTACCGGATCAAAATTGATTTTTTCTTGGCTTATCCTTTTTCTATTGTACTGATTCATTACCTTAGTATCAATTTTGAATCCTGGCATATCTACTGTCTTTACTAATGGGGCTATTTGTGCCCACTCAGGATTATTGAAATACTTTGATATATAAGAACCGGCTGTACCTACATTGTTTAGTCTAATTTCGACATAGTATTCAAACGGAAGCCTTGGGTGATTTCTGTAAAGAAGTCTGGCGTCTTGATTGAAGTTATATGTTGCATGCCTTGGATTTTTTTCGTATAAAAATCCAGCACCAGTTAGACTGGTAAAAATACTTGAAAATGATGCCATAGTTTACTATTTATCATCTTGATAACTTCAAAAAAAATAGGCAGTATCAAACTGCCTATTTCTAAAGAAAATACGTTTTTTAGGCGAAAGTAGTACCACCGCCGGGGGAAACAATATTTGGATATGGATTTCCTCCAACTGTAGTTCCTTGGTTTGTATTCGGGCCAGATACGTTAGTAGCATTATCGTAGCGAATAGTCAGCTTGACTGTCTGCGGATCGCCACTAGCATAATCTCCGTCACCATAAGAAACATTGGTCAAGAAGCAACCATCTAAATCCCAGGATTCTAACTGCTCGTTGTCTGTACCATCAAGTGAGTGAATTTCCATAGCAAACTTATAGTTGATACCAGCTACAGCACTAGTCTGTTCAAAGTGGTTCATCTGCTTTTGTACTTGGGCGCCCACTGAAGAAATTACACTATTAGTAATATCGTCGCGAAGTTCAATCTCAATCGCTTCAAAACTATGTTTACCTTGTATCCAGGCCACCGAGTTGTACGAGTCGAGTTTGACTTCATCGTATGTTACCTTTGGTCTGGTACAAGTCATTACATTGGCTGTCATTTCTCTCAGACCATTGTTTTCGCCAAAGTTTTTCCATACGACTCTAAATCGATATTTTTGTTTAGGATGTAGAATACCTAATTTACTACCGTCGAGCGGAATACCAAATTTAGCTAAATTTGCCATCTTTATCTCCTGCTAAATGCTAATAGTATTTATCAATTTTGGATAATTTTTTCGCCGACGATAAAAAAAGGGGCACTCGCCCCTTTTTTTGACTCTAGCAGTTTTTATACCGTTAGACTAGCACCGGTATTCTTGATACGTATCGGTATGTAAATAAATTCAATGGCCTTGACAGGTTGTATAGCTATGTCAATCCATAGCTCATTTCTATCAATACGAGCCGGTGTGTTATTACTCAGGTCGCAAACAACCAGATAGTCGTATAATGCCCGAAGAGTAATTAGTTCTGACAAGAATTTATCAAACGCATCTTTGACTGCTTTTCTTGTTGTAGCATCATTTGGTTCAAATAAGAACGGTTGTGCTAAAATATCAAGCTGGTATCTTAGATAGTTTTCTAGTCTTACTACGTTGATTCTATCTGTAGCACTAGAATATGGCTGTCTGGTTTTTTGTCCGAATATTACAATACCACCTTGTGGCATTGTACGAATTGGATTTATACCATTAGCATATAGAATATCTCTCTGACCTTCGTTTAGGCTAGCAACAATATACTGACCTTCTTGATTTACATAGCCAACACTGGCGGCATTATTTACAACACCTCTTTGTAGACCGGCCGGCGCAAACCAGGGATAAGCTACTTGATCATTGTAGGCAATTGTTCTAAGAGCCATATGACTCGGTGGCACAACTACATCAGTTCCGTCAACATTGGTACTAAGCCCGCTTGGATACCATACTCCAAGGAACTTACTTGCGCTAGTTAGCCCATCGGCTCCGTTGCCAAAGGCATTTGATGTATTATTTGACCAATTTTGTAATGCTGTACCTGTTGCCGATAATGTAAATGGACTATCCCCAACAACAAAAGCTGTTTCTTTTCTGTCCTGGTTTAGAGCAATCATTTCATCAATAGCTTCTACATAGCCGGGAGCTGCTATTAGATTGAAAAATATATCCTCGGATCTAATATTCTCATTTGATGTTATAGTGGCTTGTATGGCACGAACAATAACAATATTTTGTGCGGCACTACCCATATATGGCGAACCATTAGGTTTATTACCAGAATTATTTACCCATCTTCCTGTGGAATTATTGTTTGTTTCATCAGGCTCGGCTGTAACTCCGTTGTAAACATATGGTGATTGCCATACTTTCACATTACCAGTTGAATATCTTGTATTCCATAGTAAAAATCCCTTAGGATATAAGTCGGCGTCAGGCGCATCGGGGTCAAGGTCTGGATTAGTACCACCTCCGTTATTTTGGCCCGAATATATACCCTCGTGGTACATTGGATTAGGTCTGGCATCGCGGAAAATTATGCCATTTGGTGATGTTTGATCGGTTAGATCAACTGCTGTCCAGCTACTACCATTCCAGCGATACATTGTAGGATAAGGTAATAGGTCAGTATTGATCCACACGTCACCCATTGATAATATTACCGAGGGTATGTTATCTCTTGGATCACCACTTTGTGCATAAATGGTTGGGTTAGCAACAGGAACTTCAAGCTCGTCAAAGCCCGGTAAGAAACAATTTTCCCATCCACCGGCGCCATCAGATACTAAAATATCAACAGTCGACAGTCCTTGACCATCAACTCCTACTTCAGCGTTGAACCATTGCTGGCCATTCAGCGGACCTTGTGTAGGGGTTACTTCTGAACCAATAATATTGGTCATTGTATTCCAGGGCCCGGCAACTCCTATTGCCTGTCTGATTTGTAAAGAGTTTGCGTTAGTCGGCACTGGGGACCCAGTGGCAAAAGTTAGTGCGTAAATTTGTCCTGTAGATCCAGCCTCATTATTGCTATAGTAAGTATTTGCGTTGACATCGCTGGACAAGATTGGGCATTCTACTTGTACAAAACGACCCAATGTAGCATCCATTCTACGTAGAACAACATTAGCACCTTGTGCTGCCGAACCAGTTTTGACCCAGTATGTAGCAGTGGTTAGTGGACTGTTTAGATTTGGCCATATGGAAGCCATTGTCATTCCCCACTGAGCACCTACAATAGCACCGGATAGTGGTGTAACCGGTGCTATATTTACTGTAAATTGTGTTGAGCTAATAACCGCAGTAACTCGAGTTTCGGGTGCAAACGATCCTGTACCACTCATAACTTGTGGTACCATACCAACTTCAAGATTTTGAGTACTAGTAACAGATACTAGAGTACCTACAGAAGTTGCACCAGTATCGGAAATATAATAATTGACGCCAATTTGTCTCCAAGTGCCGTTTATTTTTCTCCAGTAAGATAAATTACCGCTTAGTGTTTGCCATACAGTGGCGTACTGACCGTTAGTACCTGCGCTGACCGGCGGAGAATTTGTAGTCCCTGTGGCAAAATTGAATTCGTAGTTTATAGTTACCGGTGCCCAGGTTTCGTTAGGTGCCGAACCAGATCTTACAAAAAGACCATAAGCAGTACCCATCGACGACTCATCTAACCAGTATGTGCCCGGTGCTGCTGGGCTTGTTGGCTCAACTGCAGAAGCTTCAAGTTGACTTGTATCTATGTCGGCTCTTACGACTCTGCAAAGATTGGCCACGCCCAAATAGCTGTAAGCTGCTAATAGGCCGTATTCGTTTAGTGGATACCCATTGAGATTAGATCCGCTAACACTATAAAATGTTGGATCTCCAAATGTTTGCACTAACTCTCTTTGCGAAGTAATCGACCATAATTTGCCGGCATTTGCTTTTGTGGTGCCCTCGGCAACAATACCAACTTCGCCAGGGACCGATTTATCTTGTGCTGTGGCGATAAAAATTAGTGGTATAGTACCAGGCCCTGCACCGACGTTTATACTTTGGTCGATAACAGATATGCTAACTCCCGGTGATGTCAAAACTGCCATAATTTGTTCTCCGTGTAATCTTTAGTTATAAAAACAACTTTTATATATTTATACAATTTTGGAAAATATTACAGTCAAACAAAGTGTGTTTAGGCAATTTTAGTATCTCTTATTAGAGAATCAATGACCAATGTCAGGTCTTGAAGAGTTGAATTATTTTCAATAGTATAGTCAATATCAGATCCGGCCCAGCTCCACTCGCTAGGATGAACGCTGGAATACTGATTTTTCATTATCAAGGCTGCTTCCTGATTGCCAGCATTGGCGCGGGCAGCAATAGTAAACCACTCTGGCTCTGGGCCGCGAGAAATATGTATTAGTGTTCCCGAAATCTTTTTTATAAAGGCGACTTCATTGAAAAATCTTACATCACTAATAATAATATCTTGTGTTGAATTTTTTCTTATTCTATTTTCGAGGCTCAGGAACCAAAGATCCTGGCTAAAGTGATCACGCAGAGCATTTGTACCAATAAGCTGCAATGCCAATCTTGGTGTGAATTTTTCTATACCTAGCTTGTCCGACCACCAGATATCGGTTGTTTCTCTCCATTGGCGAGATTCAATAGTATCTCCCTCAAGTAAATCTCGAGGCCAATCAAAAATGCTCGAACAAGCATCTTTTAGACTGCTGGCAAAACTTTCTTGTCTAAAATTATGTTTATCAACAAGATGTTGAGCAACTGTGCCTTTTCCAGATCCAATAAACCCTACTAGTCCTATAATTTTACGCATCGATTATTTATATCGTTGCAAGATCTATTGATTTTTTTTGATCTTTATCCAATACTAAAACCGTATCCGTCTCCACCGGCAACTTGATTGAGCAATTCTTTTTCTAATTTTTCAATCTCAGCTTGAGCTTCAGTTTTCAATGTCGAACCATTTAGGGTGACTGACCCGTTCGGCCCAGGGAATCCGCCAGGG